ATCTTGGGTTCTGATGAAGTAACCCTGAACGGCGGGCGCGCCAACATGACAGCGCAGCAGTTTGCAAATATGTGGATCAGAAAGGCTGAAAGTGTCGCAGACCGTCAACCTATAGACCTTCGCCAAGCAATGTCACCAGAAGCCGTTGCAGCCCTTGATTCTGAAATGCGCTCACAGATTTCATTTGCCAACACTCACGCTGATCGGGCGCAAAGGGATGAAGACCGCGCCCACACCGAACGCCAAGAGGTTGGATTCACATTGTTGACCTATTCCTATTTGAACGGTGGGCAGGATGGTGTTGAACCATTGTCTGAAGACATGATCCAAGGAATGCTTGAAGATCAAGGAATCAGCCATGCCCATGCGCGCCGTGCGCTGGAATGGCTGGCAACCCCACCCCCAGACAATTCAAACCAAGCCGTGTTTGAAGAACTTCAGCGCCGCATGTATCAGGGCGATGATATTGAAGGCGACATTCAGTCTAGCCTTGAACACCTATCCAGGGCGGATGCGTCTTCGCTGCTGGCAAAAAATAACACCCTGAATAGTGAAACCGCGTCGGGCATGACGGAAGAGCAGCGGGGTTATTTGTCGATGATCCGTCAGACAGTCGCGCCTGAAGGGCTGCTGGCACAACAGGACCAAGGTGCTTCAATGCGGGCCTTCAACGCACAGGATGAATATCGAAAGCGGATTGCTGAAGGTGAAGACGCCGCAACTGTGGCGCGTGAAATTGTTGATAGGGCGCAAAGGGAAACTGTTGGTTTTGAAAATTCGCAAATTCAGCGGTTGTTGCGGCCACGTTTTGCGGTTTCAGAAGGTGAAGCTGGGCACATCAACGTGCAACAAACCGCCAGATCATTGGAAGCAGCAAAGGCTGCTGGAACAATCTCAGATGAATCGTATCAGCGCCAACGGGCGCTTGTGATGCAATGGGCAAGATTTCAAGGGGATGTGAACTAATGGCTGGTATTGAAGACGAATTTCCAACTGGCGTTGTTCAGATCAACCCACCGCGTCCTGATGAAGATGCCGTTTCCGAATATATGAGGGATTTTGACCTTCGTGAGTTGGCAGACGAAGACCAACTTTGGCGGGAAATGCTGGGAACAGAGAGCGGCCAAGACGGAAACCAAGGTGGAACCCCCGGCCAGCCCCGCGCGAACGGTCTGCAACAAGAGCCAAATCGGGAAGAAGTTTATGATTTACCGCAACCGGATAGGCCAGCAGAACTTACAGAAAATCGCGACTATGTTGGTGACGCCGTTTCTGACTTTGGGCGGGGATTGACAGAAGCGCCTGGTCAGGTCGTTGGCGGTGTTGTCGATGCCATTGATGAAGCTGGGCAATTGGTTTCTGAAGTGACAGGGTTTGGCGGCATTCAACTTTTTGACGAAAATGAAGATGGATCACTAGAATCCTTCAACCCCAAGATATTAAGCCTTGAAGAATTTGAAGCGGCGGGTGGTGATGATATCATCAACTTTCTTTCGGTTGATCCACCAGAAAGCGCAACGGGCGGTTTTATTCGTGCTACTGCCCAATTTCTAACCGGGTTCATTCCAGCCACAAAAGCTGTGAAGGCGCTTGGTGTAGCGAACAGCTTCGCTGTTGCTTTCTCAGCCGGGGCAATCGCAGATGCTGTTGTTTTTGATCCGCATGAAGACCGGCTGTCAACGTTCCTAAATGAAATCCCTGCCCTTGAACCATTCGTGTTTGATTATCTTGCGGATAACAATCCTGACAATGAAAGTTCTTGGGAAGGACGCATGAAGAACGCCATTGAGGGAACTTTGTTGGGCCTGACTGCCGAAGCAGCCGGTGCATTATTCCGAAGCTTCAAATATTACAAAATCCAACGCACGGAACGCGCGCAACTCACATCTGAAGCACCATCGGTTCAAGCCCAAGCTGCGCGTGATCGGCTTCGTTCTGCGGCGCGGGAAGAATTCATTCAAGATATACCTGATTCGGCGTTGGCAAATTTGGGTGATCCGAACGGCCCGCGCCTGATGAGTTTTGACGCAATGGAAGAAGGTGAAACAACGATCCAAGCACACCTTCGGATTGCGGAAGCTGAAGAACGTGCAGCGGTTTCACTGGAACGGAATGATGCCTTGGCGCGAATCAACGCCGTTACAGAGGCCGCGCAAGCCCGCATGGGTGGGGGTGATACCCCAGAAGACACCTTTGGCGCCCTGCTGGACGCGACACGCGGCCAAAACACGCCTTCTGTTGGTGGCAAAGCCCCAGTGTCAACCATCATCAAGGGCTTGGGCGGCATTGATCCCGCTTCCGGAATGGCGGCAGAGCTTCGGAATCTTGGGATCACAAGCAGAACGCACCCCGGTTTGTTCCGTCGCGGCGGGCTTTCAAACTTGGACAACATCCCGGTTTCTGATCAACCTCTTTTTTCTGCGCGCGATCTGGATGATGGGAATGGTTTCGTGCCTGAACAGGCATGGATTGACGCAATGCGTGATGAAGTTGCGGGAAATCCTTGGCGCTCTCTCGACGAACAAGCCCGCTATGCTGATGAAGTTCAACCGATTGAAGAACTAACTGAAGAACTTCAACGGCTGGGCATTGACCCCGACACAATGTCGAATGCAACAATTCGTCAAAGGTTGGATGAAATCGCTGCCGAAGGGGAAACATCAACGCTGCCAGAAAGGGCTGAAGCCCAAAGTTCTGTCGATCCCGCAGATCGCGTTTTCGTCAACCATTCCCGGATTAACACCCCTGAAGATGTTCATGCCGCTCTTCAGGAAATGGCCGACATGGATTCCAGTGCTATCGCAGATAAAACGCGCGGGGTGGTTTCAAATGAACAAACGATCCGTGAAAGTTCGCAAGAATATCAGGATTTGGATGATTTGATTGGGCGACCACCTGGCCCAATGACCGCAGCACAAGCAACGGCGGCGCGGCGTTTGCTTGTATCTTCCGGCGAACAGATTGTTGAATTGGCGCAGCGGGCATCTGCCCTAGATGCATCGCCTGCGGATCTGTTTAATTTCAGACGTGCCCTGGCAGTTCATTATTCAATTCAGTCAGAAGTAATTGCCGCCAGAACCGAAACAGCGCGGGCGCTGCAATCTTGGGCTATTCCCGCCAACGAAACCAGGGCGCGTTCGCAAGCCATCAATGAACTTATCATGCAGAATGGTGGGTCAGGCGATATTCAGAAGTTGGCACGGGAAATGTCAGCCGTTGGTGAAAATCCTATAGCAGTTAATGCCATAGCAAGGGACGTGGGGCGCGGTAAGTTTGGCCGCGCGATCTATCAAGTATGGATTAACGCGATTTTATCTTCCCCAAAAACTCACATGGTCAACATTCTTTCCAATTCATTGGTTGCTGCTTATTCGATCCCTGAACGGTATTTGGCGGCTGGTATTTCGAAAGCATTTTACAACGGAGAAATTGATGTTGGGGAAGCCGCAGCCAATATGTTTGCGGTGGTCAAAGGTTCCAGGGAAGGTTTACGGCTAATGTGGCACGGAAATAACGCCGAAGGGATGGAAGGGATCAGTGATGTATTTGATGCTTTTGGCAAAACCGAAATCCACACCAACGCTATTTCTGCTGAAGTTTTTGGAATGCGGTCTGAAGGCTCGTTTGGTCGCGGCATTGATTTTCTTGGTAGGGCGGTAAACGTCCCAGGTTCTTTACTTCAAACAGAAGATAAATTTTTTAAGGCGCTTGGTTATCGGATGGAACTGAATTCACTTGCGTATCGCACGGCCATATCAGAAGGCCTTGAAGGTGAGGAAGCGGCGGCACGGATGGTTGATATTCTTCGTAATCCACCTGACAGTTTAAGAGCTGATGCAATTGATGCAGCGCATTACAGGACGTTTACAAATCAGCTTGGTGATATTGGTCAGAAATTTATGACCGCCAGAAGCGCAATACCTGGCGGCAGGATAGTCCTGCCATTTGTCAGAACAGCGACAAACATCGTCAAATACACATTTGCCCGGACGCCCCTTGCCTACATGTCTGGCGCCATTCGCGCAGAAATTTCTGCTGGTGGCGCAAGGGCCGCGCAGGCTCATGCGCGGGTGGGCCTTGGTTCAACCTTGATGTTGGTGGTTGCAGATATGACATTGGAAGGAACCATCACCGGACGCGGGCCAACTGATAGCCGGTTGCGCGCTGCTAAAATGGACACTGGATGGATGCCATATTCAGTCAGGGTTGGGGATCGCTGGTATCAATATTCCCGAACTGATCCGATCGGGATGATGATGGGTATGGGTGCAGATGTTGCCGAATTAACTACAAACGCAAATGGCGAAGATAGCGAAATGATGGCCACTGCGGTTGTTCTTGCCTTGGCAAACAACCTTGCAAACAAAACCTACATGACTGGCATTTATGATTTCATTGGTGCAATCGACCCATCGAACCCAACGAACACACCGGAAAAATATCTATCTGATTTTTCTGGATCAATGGTTCCTTATTCGTCATTCCTTCGCAATATGGCATCTGCCGGTGACACAATAGTTCGTGAAACTCGCGGTTCAGTTTATGGGGAAGACGGTAAGGTTGACCCGGTTGCAACGTATATTGAAAACACAATTGACAACATCCGCAGAGCGATACCTGGCATGGGCGCAGACCTTCCGCCCCGGCGCGATTTGTATGGTGAGCCGATAGATCGCGCTTCTGGTTTGGGCTGGGGTTACGATTTCTTGTCGCCTATATCTTCCCGCGCCGATGATCCGGACCCGGTAACCCAAGTGATCTTGGATAATCAAATCAGAATCAGCAATGTTCCGCGTATGATCCAAGGCGTAGCACTATCATCCGAGCAATATTCGGAGTTTTCACGGATGGCAGGTCAGCCCTTGAAAGAACACCTTGATCGGCTGATTGTGTCACCTGGTTTTCAAAGGCTTTCTGATGGACCCGATGGAATGAAGGCGGAAGTTATCCGCAGCGCGGTCAACTCATTCAGGGATCGCGCAAGAGTAATGATGATGCGGGAATATCCAGACCTTCAAAGGTTGTCCTATATGCGCCAGCTTGAACGCGCCCAAATCCTACAAGGGGAACAGAACTAATGGCCAATATTCCAGTAAATGCAAATGATCGCGTGATCACTGTTGTTGCCACTTCAGACGGGCAGACAGATTTTGATTTCGATTTTGTTGCCTTCACGGGCGACCAGATTTCAGCACGGCACGTTCGGTTAAGTGATGGGGTCCAAACTGATTTGGCTTTTCCGTCAGATTTTAGTGCTTCTGGCTTGATGGACCCAAACGGGGGAACAATAACCTTGATCGGAACAACGATTGTGGTTGGCGATAAAATCATCATTTTTGGGGATACTGCAATCCAAAGGCTTGCCGATTTCCAGCAATCCGGCGATTTTTTAGCGGATACCGTGAACACCGAAGCGGATTTGCAAACAATGATGATGCAGGAAATTCAGCGCGATATTGACCGTAGCGTAAAGTTTGAAGTTGGGAATTCAAATCAAACAGAATTGCTAAGTTCGACAAGTCGCTTGATTGGTGTGGATGATGTGGGCAACATAGCCTTCTATCCAATCAGCCCTGTTTTCACCGCTGATGGGGTGGTTTTGTATGACAACCTAAGTTCGCTTTTTGCAAGTGACGAATCTAGCCGTGGTGTTGGAAACATTTGGACCGGTGACCGCATTCCATTTCCAGAAGTTGCAGATAGTGACCCAACACCACACGCCACCCTTGCCGGTGGGGTAAAGCTTGGCAAGCCGTTGCGGAACTATCGTGAATTCCCGCACGTTTTTGACTATATCCCGCCAGCATACCATGCAGCGATTCAGGCAGGAACGTCAACGCAAGACGTATCCGGATACATCCAGCAAGCAGACGATGATGTTGCAACTGGGGCTGTTGAACTTAGGTTCCCATCTGGTGAATTCATCTTGGGTTCTGAAGTGGTCAAAGATCCCCGCACGGCATGGCAAGGCGCAAGGGCAAGCCGGTCAGTCGGCGGTTTGGGTTCAATGTTTGTTGGGGAACACAACGGAAATCTGATCAAAGTTGTTGGCGATAGCGTCAATCGGCATGGGGTCATTGCGGGCATTCGTCTTCTGAACAGTGACAGCGTGGCCTATCCGCTTGCCAAGGGTATTCTTTGCACGGGCGATGTTAGGGACCACCTGTTTGAAGAAATGTATATTGGCAATTTCGATATAAACATGGATTTCGACGGTGGGAAAGCGGTCGATATTAGGGATATATATTCCTTCGGCGCGCTTACTTACGGTTGCCACGTCAGAAACGGCGCGACTGATTTTTCATTCTCAATAAGCCAATTTCAGGGCGGAACTTATGGCCTGTTCTTGGATGGCAGCGCGACCCGGCTTGCATCAATGGACGTTGATAATTGTCGGCCACAAGTAAGCGGAACGGCCAATCTATACGCTGACGGGATAACATATCTAACCATAAAGGGGGGGTATAGTGACACGGCTGTTTCAACTGGCGGGTCGGGAACGGTCATCAAAAACAGTTCAAAAGTGATCATGTCGGATGCGCAGCTATACGCCAACGGCAACGGCCAACCGCATCTGTTTTTGGATGCCGAAGCGGGCGAAGTTCTGACCGATGTTAAAATCGGCGGCAGTGTGTTCCACAAAGGGGGCAGCACGGGGACGGTTACGGGGATCAAATTTGGCCCCAGCGCGGGGACCACACGCGGCGTCAGCATCACCGGGAACATGCTGCGCGACGTTACTCAAAGTATCGAGTTTGAAACACTTACCGGAACCCGCGACACAATCACAATCGCGGGCGGCAATGTCTTGAATTCTACAACCAAAATTGTCGGCGCCAGCAATGTGCAATCTCAGCTTCGGGTGGCCGATTCCGAAGGGCTGGATCTATATGAGAGCTATTATCTGAACACAACTGATGTGGTCCTTGATGCCGTGTCTGCACCGTTTCAAAGGTTTTCCGGAACCATGAACACCTCTTTCAATGTCGACCTTCCCACCTTGGGCAATTATGTGGGGAAAAAGTTCAGAATATATCGACATGATGGGGGAACTGGGGCTATCACCGTGCGATATAATGGCGCAACCACCGTTGCCACCCTAAGCAATGCGGGTGATTACATCGACGTTATCAACCTTGGAACCGGGCCAACATTTGTCAAAGGCGGTGGGAATGTATGATAATATTTCAACAAGGGGCATGACCAATGGGGCAGGTTGAAGCGGCCAAGCTGGCGGTTGATAGTGTTTTTGCGACAGGCATTTTCGTGGCGTTGGCAGATCAATTGCCGGATAACATTTTGCTTGCCGCGTTCGCTGGCGTTGCCGGTGGGGTTGCCCGATGGGCGGCGGAACGTGAAAAGATTTGGCCCGATGGAATCGGCACCGTGACAATGGGCCTCACGGCGGCGGTGTTCTTGTGGCCCTTGGGGGAACCCGTTGTTGAAGGGGCGCTGGGGTTGGTCCCATCGCTTGATCTGGAACCCGCAACGGCGGTCATGCTGGGCGGGTTTGTAACTGGCCTTGGCGGTGTCAGCATAATTAAGGGGCTGATAGACCTTATGCGCCGCAAAATGACAGGTGATAAAGATGCAGATGGTAGCTAGATTGTGCTGGCGACACGCTGGGTTGAATTTCTTTAAAACGTGGATGATTGTCCCACCATGGATTTTTCTGGCGCTGATCGTTTTTGATGAGCAAATTGCCCAGTTGGCAACAGGAACCCGGCCAGATCCAAGGCTGCGGATCACGATGGTTGAGTTCAGTGATGGGATGTTTCACCAAATTGTGCAGCCGGATCGCGGCGACGGGGTGCAAGCAGAGTGGTCCGCGTCAATATTCAGTGGCCAAGAATTCATTTGCGGGGGTGGCGGGAACGGAACCTACGTTCCTCGAACCACACCGGCGGAATACACCCCTGACGATTGGGCGGGCGATGATTGCTCTGGCCTTGTCGTGGGTCAGGAATACACGGCGGTCGTGTCGTGGTCGCACGATGTTGAAGACGGGCGCAATTTGCTGAAAGCGTCATTCGATTTCATCTATACTGAGGCGAATGAATGACCACTTTCCGAATGGAAGCCAAAGGGAGTTAATAGATGATGATGGACCAACAGCCTTTTTACGATTATGTCACCGAACATTTGTTCAAGGGGTCGCTGCCCGCGTGGCAGAAAGAGCCGCTAAGTTTGATCCTTGCCGAAGGGGTTCGCCGCGAACGCCGGGTGACTGAATGTGCCTACGTCCTTGCCACGGCGCACCACGAAACAGCGCGCTTCAAATTCATGGAAGAAATAGGGCAAGGCCAGGGCAGAGACTATGGCAGGCCGGTCACGTTGATCAGAGGGCGAAGCGTCACCTATCATGGTCGCGGTTTTGTTCAGCTTACGTGGCTGTTGAACTACCTCAAAATGGAACGCAAGCTTGGCCTTAAGCTGGTCGATAACCCTGATACGGTCAGCGACCCGGAAGTTGCATGTCAAATAATCTGGGAAGGTATGATTGCCGGTGACTTCACCGGGAAGAACCTTGCTGACTATTTCAGTGATCAAACAACAGACTATGTGAACGCCCGCCGAATCGTCAACGGCATGGACAAAGCCGGATTGATTGCCCAATATGCAAGGCATTACGACAACGCCTTGCGGCTGGTAGGAACCTGAAATGAAACTGATCGCGCCATACCTTCTTGTCGTTTTGGTCGCGCTGGGCGCGCTGACACAATGGCAACGCGGGAAAATCAAAACACTGACTGAGCAACGCAACGCCTTTGCGACCGAGCTTCAGAACTGCGCGGCCCAAGTAACCAACATGTTAGAGGATAATGCCAGTGACAACGAAATTGACGATATTATTGATCTGTCTGATTTTGGGTCTAGGTGGCTGCGCGACGGTCCCCGACCTACCCTTCCCGCGCGCTGATCCGTATTTCTGCGATGTGGAAGAAGAACGCCGGTTTTCTCAGGAAGAATTAGACTGGCGGGCCGAAAACGCCCCGTGGAATCTGCGCCGCGATTTCAAGACAAACACAACTTGGGAACGGGAGTGTCTTTAGGGCGGCGCATAACGCCGCCCTAAGATTGAATAATTTCGGCCGGTTTAGGCTTAAAGCTGGTTCAGCCTGTCAATTTCGGTTTCAAGACTAATCAGCGCGCACCCTAAATCATCCATTTGTTCCACCAAGACGTTTAGCGACCCGTCTGGTTCGGGCGCGTCAGCGCAGATCGGGGCTGCTTCGTGGATGGTCGGCGCACCGATCAACGTGTTTAACTTTTCACGGGCTTTATCCGTTAAGAAAATAACGCGTTCGATTGCTCTTTCTGTTTTTGAAGAAATGACACCCAAAGCGCTTGGGGTTTGGCCCACAGCACGCTCAATATTTTTTCCAGTTTTCATTTTGTTGTTTTCCTTTTCGGTGGTTGGGTTGGTTAATCTTCCGCGAAGATCGGCGGTGAACAAAAGTGCTTCGGCTCTGGTCTTGGCAAGTTTATTTTCCATTGTTCCCCCACTGATCCGCCATTGCGTCGGCAATCCCTTGGTAGGTTTTGGACCTGAGTTTCCAGCGGTCGGCGGTTGGTGGCAACCTGTTCTGCCCGCTATCTGTCTGGTTCCCCCACCGGGGTTTCCCGTTGACCATCCGGGGTGCCACAAGCTTTGTCGGCTTCAGGGGCGGTAGCCCGTTCATCCATAGGCAAGTCATCTTGCTGGCATCATCCCCGAACTGATACGGTTGGACTATTTGACTTGGCTTGCGAACGCGCGAACCAATAACGCCGACCGGGTTTTCTATGCACATGGGACCGGGGATGGCCATAAGACTTCGGATCTCATCCAAGGCGGCATCCCTGGCCGCGCGCCTATCCGCCCCCACCAGGGTTCCTGGTTTCACGCGCTGGTGATACCCGACCCCAGGGTAGCGGTGAAAGTCAGGGTCTGAGAAGGCCCATTCGGCTGCGCCTGTCAAAAAAGTGCATGTCGGGTGTAGTATCCGCAAATCCCAATCGCCAAAGACGTGGTCCCATACATCACCTTTTATATGGTTTGGGGAACCATCGTCAGCGTCCTGTAGATCACACGACCAAGCATCGTGCCCAAGAGCGCGAAATGCCTCGCGCACCACCCCGGAGCTTTCGTATCCTATGAAAACCCGCATTGCGTTTCTACTCATTGTCACTACCCTTCGTTTCGGGGGTGAACGTCACCGGGTTTCGGGTGCATTCGGAAACGTTGTGGGCCTTTTCGCAGGTGTTGGAATCCAATTCCCAAACTACCAGCGCCCAGATCAGGGCGATGTGCAGGCCGATCCAGACCCCAAGCACAAAGGCAGGCAACCTATCCCACATCATCCGGACCCCAATTCGAATTCGTTTTTGCCATCCGCGTCACGCTTGGCGGCGCGGTCTATCTCAGCGCGTTCCTCGCGGATCAGATCATCAACCCGGCAGGCGTCTTCGTATTGCTGGCCGTCAAGCTGAGGGTCAACGCCGCCCGCCACATAATCGCCGGGCTTTTCCAGAAGCTTGCGGCACGGTGCGATCCATTTAAAAAACGTTCCTATTCCGGCATTTTTCAGCCACACAATCCAACAATAGCTGGTTGCGCTCGATGCCTTTTCATCAAGTTTCCCCTTTACCAACGGCACCCGCTCAGAGAATTGCACGATCATTGTTGGCGGGTTAAGGGAAAATATCCGTTCATAGCGCCCTTTCCCTTCCAAGAATGAGGTTCTGACAAAGACAGCAACACCAACACGGGCGCGCGCTAGAGCGGTGTCAATGAATTGTTCGGCCAGCTTGAAGGGCGGGTTGGTAATGACCCAATCGTATATGTGGTCTTCTGGGTGATCCCAAGAGCAAAGGAAATCGCAGACCTCGCTTTGCCCCAGGAAAGCTTCGCGATAATCATGCACATCGCTGGCAAAAACTGATGCAAAATATTCGCCCAAGGGCCGTGCCATATGCCCTTCGCCGCAAGCCGGTTCCCAAACGATCTGATCTGAAATTGATTTGTATTCCGCCAGCCTTTCGCACAGTGCGCGTGTTGCCCAAGGCGGGGTCGGGAAATAGTCAAGGCTATCGTGCGGTTCATGGCGGCGCTGCATGACTGCTGTTGATCGGTTCTGGGTCATTGGGTTTCTCCTGCCAGTTCTTGCGGTTGGTGCCAGCGACTTAGATCAAGCCCGACCTTCACAAGTTGGATCCGAACGTTCGGCGGTAATTTTGCCGCGATTTGCGGTATAGGTGCCGTTGCGTTCATGTCGTTTCCGCGCCGCACATTGCAATAGTGACACGCGCAAACCAAGTTATAGCCGCCGTCTGTGCCGCCTAGGCTTTGGGGAATTATGTGTTCTACGGTTGCTTTGTGTCGGCGCAAACGCTTCGCTCCGCATACTTCGCCGGGTTCAATCCCGAGAACCATTCTGGCATTCTTTTTCGTTGTTTGCTTGTGGTGCCACGTCCATTCACCACACCAGATGCAGCGCTGATCCTGT